AAATCCTTGCACAAAGACTCATTTGACGTTAATATTAAGTCACAAGATAAGTTGAAAGAGATTTTTGGTGTTGATAAGGATATGAAGTATGGAGATTTCTCAGCTCAGACAAAAGAGAAGAGGGATCAATTAAAAAAGCTTCTTGAAACTATCTCAAAAGACCCAGATCGACTGTGATTGCGAGAAATGAATAAATTCAAGAAATCGGGAAGTTGGGAAATGGGTAATAGAGCTGAAACTTTATTCAGTTCAGCTTTAGATAAGAAAGGTATTCCATGGCGTTATGCCACCAAAAAAGAACAAATCCAAAAACATATTGATTTTCACACTGATAGAGGAACGGTAGATGTGAAATGTATGAAGAAAATCAACCGTGTGGATTATAATCCACAGCAAGATTTTATTTGGTTAGAGTTTCAAAATGTTCGGGGTAATACTGGGTGGTTATGTTCTGAAGTAGACTATATAGCTTTTGAACGTCCAAATGATTTTGTGATTGTGGACCGCCAACGTTTGTTGGAATTAGCTAAGTCTTTATGTGATTTGACAAATATGACTAGACAAGGCGGCATGAAAGCTTTATACAGAGGATATCAAAGACAGGGGCGCAAAGACATTATCTCAATGATTAAAATGAGTGATGTTCTAACTCTGCCTTTTAAGTCTCTCCCAAAATAGAATATGGCTCTTAAAGAAGATTACCTAATTAAGAAGATAACATACCAAGAGGCGATGGAGATCGTCGTGAATAAGCATTACATGAAGCGTAAAGGTCCATGTAGCCATGCTTTTGGTTTGTTTGAGAGGGAAAAACTACAGGGGGGATTACAATTAGATCTTTTTAACAAGCATGAAGATAGGCTTGTGGGTGTTGTTACATATGGTGTTAGCGCAAGCTCTACTCTATTGAGGGGTGTTTGTGGTGATGATGAAGCTAAGAATGTGTATGAGCTTACTCGTTTGTGGATTGAAGACAGCACACCAAAGAATGCTGAGAGCTACTTTATTGGTAATACCATTAAAACATTGGATAGAGAGATTGTTGTTTCTTTCTCTGAGATAGCTCAAGGTCATGTTGGAACGGTTTATCAAGCATCAAATTTCTTTTATTGTGGTCTCAGCGCTAAGTTTAGAGACCCAAAAGTAAAAGGTTTAGAGCATAAACATCATACAAGTTATGCTCATGGGATGAACATGGCTCAAGTTAGAGAGAAATATGGAGCTGAGAATGTCTATTATGTTGACAGACCTCGCAAACATCGTTATGTTTTCTTTAACGCTAAGAAAAAAAGACGCAAAGAACTAATTGGTAAACTTAAGTATAAGATAGAATCTTACCCAAAAAGCCCAGATCGAACGTGATTTTTCTAAATATAGATTGCGATTTGCCGAGAAATTTTTAAAAAAATAAATAAAAATTATTTAACTCTAAAATGAAAAAACTATTTGAGAATTTCACTATTTTAATTGGTTCGATTATCATTGGCATTCCCCTTGGTTTGGTTGTTGGTTTAATCTGTTGGTTCAGATTCCCTTATCAAGTATACCTAGAGGCTAGAGTCAAGTTAGCTAATAGAAGAATAGAAGAAGCAGCAGAATTCATCGAACAACACAAAAAAGAAAACTCTATTGAAGGAATGTGGGAAAGACACATAGAAAGAATGGAATCAAAACAAAAAAATTATGACAATTGAAGAAGTTATAACCATGCTGGAAGAGACCACTAATAGTCTCAAGGACACACTAAGAAAGAAAAGCTCCGATTATACAGGTGGAGAAGGTAGTAAAGATCCATTTGCAAATTTTAAAGCGACTGAAACTCTTGATGTAGATCCTGTAATTGGGGTGATGATTAGAATCATGGATAAGATTCAAAGAATTAGATCTTTTGTTTATGATGGTAAGCTGAAGGTCTCCAACGAGAGTGTTTATGATGCCTTCGATGATATCATTGGATACACCATCCTAGCCAAGGCAATGACCCAAGAGAAGCGTGGTAAGAATTTAAATTAAAAAAAATCAAAAAAGGCCTTGCATTGGGGTGTTCGTTGATCCATAATGACCTCGTTATGGAATTCGAACACCCCATTTTTAATACACCCGAAGAGTATGAAGAGTATCACCAGATCATGGCTGAGTTAGCGGAGGAGGCAGAGAGGAATGCTCCTGATCCTCGCCCTCAAGATCTTGGTCTGAATAATAATTCATATTTTAATCAAAAAAATGTTGACACCCGCAAAGTCCGAGCTTAATCTACCAACAGTTATGAGTAATACACCAAAACGAGGTCGTGGTCGTCCTAAAGGTTCGACCAGTTTCATCAGCATCAAACTCGCTGATCTTGTCAACAACCTTGGCTTGAATGCTAAGGTCTCTGTTAGTAAGAGATGGCTAGAGGGTATCGGTTTCGAGATTGAGGAATCTCCAGCCCCAGCTCCAGCTCCAGTCATGACGATATCATCTACCACTGATGAGCCTAATTCAGAAGAAGTAATTCAATTCGAAATTCACTAAAGCTATGTTTGAAACACTTGTAGGCCAAACTGAGGTCAAAAACCGTCTAGGGTTCTATGCCAAAGCTCACAAAGCTGGCTCAATCATCCCCCCCATCATGCTTAATGGAGCTAAGGGGTTAGGTAAGACTGAGTTCGCTAAGGACTTTGCTAAGGGAATCAAAAAAAGACTTCTTGAGATTAACTGCGGCACAATTCGCAATGCTCAGCAGTTCTTTGAACAAGTCTTCATGCCAGCTATCGCAGGAGAGGAGATTACCATCCTCTTCGATGAGTGTCACGCCTTACCTAATGATTTGGTTGAGGTGTTCCTCACAGCTTTCAATGTCGAGGGAGCTAAAACTAAGCAAGTATCTATTGGGGAAGGTTTCGCAACCTTCGATTTTCAAAAACAGAATTTCTTGTTTGCGACTACTGAGCTTCATAAGATCTTCGATCCGCTCAAGGATCGCATGACAATTATTGACTTCAAGCCTTACAATTCTAAAGAGCTTGCCCATATCATCAAAAAGAAGCTTAGTTGGGTGGAGTTCGACGACTCTATTCTCAGTCAGATTGCTGACACTGTTCGCGGTAACGCTCGCAGCGCAATCAAGAGAGCTTTGGAGATCAAAGCCTTCTGCGAGATCAAGAACAGGTCCAAAGTCCGAGCCGCAGACTGGGCTGAGATGAAGCGTCTCTTGGGTATCAAGCCGCACGGTCTAACCAACCTTGAGGTGCAGATCCTCGACGTTCTCAAATCCAATGGCCCCAGTTCGCTCCAGATGCTGTCTGCTGTCACTGGAATGTCCCGCTCTGCCATCCAGCTAGACGCAGAGAACAACCTCCTGCGTAGCGGCTTCATGGAGATCGACGGTAAGCGGAAGATCACAGCTAAGGGAACATCCATACTGAAGGAGCTATCATGAAGTATGTAGTATCACAGTGGGGGAATGGTCTATCAGTCGGATTGATTGGTAGGCCAAAGGAGGTAGAGGAAGATAAGAACTTGGCTCATAATATATTTGGGGCTAAGTCATATGATGATGTATTTAATGGGCGCATCAATTTTAAAAGTATTTTTTATTTTTATAAATTCCTCTGGTATAAAAACGCCCTCCCATACATGGCCAAACACAACTGCTCCCTGCGTTCAGCTACCAAAGCCACCAAGGACAACGTCAAGCAATATACCATTATCAAAGAGAACTTCATGTCTGTTATAAGTAGACTACCAATACATTATAACATAGGGAATTATAATGATGGGGACTTTGGGTATGAATATGAAGACTGATAATTGGGGCTTTGAATATATAATTTAATTCATTTGTAATTATAAAATTCTTTGATTGTCACATATTGTGGCCCCGACCACCAAAAACACAACATATAGTATGCTTTTACGCCCAATTACCAAACCCAAACAACCACGTCCAACAACCCCCAATCCCTTATGCAACATACAACACACTAAACTTATACATAATAAACATATAAGAGAATATAGTAAAGGGAAATACAGGAGGAAGGTGTTTAAAATGTAGGATGTGGATTGGCCATATTAATTATTTAAAAATATTAAAAACTCCCCATTCAACAATTTTCCTTGATTCTACAAGGTTTTGAGCCTCTTTGCGTCACGTAGCTGGTGCAGAGAGGTTTTTTTCTTTTGTTTAATTCGGTAAAGCGGAGCAAAGAAAATTATAAAAAAAGTCAATTTCTGCTCGGGGGTAAATACAAAAAGTTTTTAAAACTTTTACCTCACTGCACAGATCACGTTTAAAAACAATAAAAAAAAGGTGCAGGTCGTGCCATTTGCCCCAAATAAACGTCCCCCCAACCAACCAGCGCCCAGATCTAATCAAATCGCGCAAATAATGTAGCGCCCCGAACAAACAAAAACAAAATCAAATAACACTCAGATCTAATCAAACGGCGCAAATAATGTAATTGCCCAGATCGCACAAAACATTTTAAATAAACGTGGCTGGTCCAGATCAACGCAGATCGCACAAATAAACACATTTACCCGTATTTCCCTTTTCTTTTGTGACAAAAAATGGGTAGTATTTGTCACGTAAAACACCAGTTGTCTGGAAATTCCAGACAACTGCCGCCGACGGGAGTTGGGCGGGATCACGCCTTACTTGGTGGGATCGTCACAGGCGGGACCAACCTCGCCAGAGCGACCTTGGGATTCGAAGAATTCCTCATCGCACATGCACAACCACCAACGAGATCTGCGAGCATCTTTCACCCTGAATTTGAAGAGTTCGACATTTTGGCCTCGACCAACTGCATCCACCCAAGCTTCCTTAGGAGTGGAACCAAAACCCTGATTAAGAAGCCCAACCCCAAAAGGGCAAGCATTTTTAACAGAGCGAACGACATAGTGTGTATAGGTAGCCATGGGGGAATAATAAAACAAAAAGGCATTTAAAACAAGCCCCAATTTAAATTATTTTTTATTCGACATATGAGGAGAGTATAGTATAGGGAAAATCACTCTAAGTCATTGATTAGTAAGGAGTTACGCGGAACGGGGGGCGCGGTCGCCGTAACTCGCTGATATTCAACGAGTTACAGGGTTTATTTAGGCAGGAATCACACGTAACTATTTTGGTTTTGTTCTCATAGATTGCTATATTTTTCCGTCAATTCAGCTTGAACGTGATTATTCCAGATGGCGTACATAAGTTTAAACCAACCCTCATTATCATCTAGGGGGAAGACCGCCTCGAACTCTTCCATCATGGAATCTAATGAAGATTCAAATGCAACCTGCTCAGGGCTAGCCTCTTCTTTTATTTTATTCATTTTTTTGCTTGTATTCCTCTACCTTCTTGTTTCCTTTGGTGAAACCAAGATTCCCCATAAACAATGCCCTTTCTTTCGAAGAAAGCATCGCAAGCCTTGCTTATCTGCTCAGAAGTACCGCGAGGTATAGCGTCATAAACCCTGAAAGTTTTTTGTGTTGCTATTTTTACAGTACCGCCATTTGCCACTGCCTTCCAATCTGAATTGTCGTAAGTTTTCATTGTTTTTATTTCCATTTATAGTTATTAGAGACAAACTCCCTGCCAAGTTCAATTGCTCCATGCAAAGATGTTTTGATGCTTGTTTCTGTGCCTTCTTTATACCAAGTGAAGCGGTAATCATCGCCATTTTCTTTGACAAAGGTAAACCAAGGGCGTTTGTGTTTGTTTGAATCCCTGAGGATTATTTTGGGTGTTTTGTTTTTAGTCATTTAGTTGTTCCTTTCCACATTCGATAAAGCGCATATGCTGCCTAGCATATTGATAGACCGTATTCATTGCCTCCTTAACCTCTTCCCTTTCTGAAAGAGCTTTATCCCAAGCCCCGTCTCCGTGAGGGTAGTAGTCTCTTTGATGGAAAGTTGTATCATAAAGGAGTTTGATTTGCGCTTCGCTTACAGCTTCAAACAATTCGTTGTATTCTTCGCGTAGCCTGTCTTCGCCTGATCCATTCATATGAATGAAAGGCATTGTGTATTTTTTAGTCATTTTTTTTCAGTAGTAGGATTATTGCTGCTAGGAAGGTTATCCAAAAAGACAACCCAAGTTCAAGGAGTTTTTTTATCATTTTGGTTCAACTACAAAACCTGTTTCGTCTTTTTTAGCAAGGCCTTTTTCGACAAGGCCAACGATCACGCCTTTAGGATCAAGAAAACGAAGATCCGTGTCGTCTCCATCGACAACTTGCATTCCCTCCCAAGTTTTGGGAAGCTTGTCACGAAAAACAACTGCCACGTTCTGGACTTTGCTTACAAGTTCCTTGATTTCCTCAAGCTCCGTTTCTTCAGAGCGGGAAAAGGTTAGGGAGTAATTTTTTGGCATTTTACCGTCAATGAATTTGCGCATCCTATAGCTACCTTTAGTATAATCATAAAAGGTCACATCAGGGAAGTGATCAAAAATGCTCTTGCCCTCAAAAAAGAAAGGTTTTGTTTCCCAAGGAATATCAGAAGTTAAGTTCAAGCGCACACAAGGCGTTTTATCATACTTGTAAGCTTTCTTTACTCCAGCAGTAAGTTCTTTGTGAAGTTGAGCCATAAAAGTCTCGCGGTGTTGAAACAAGAATTTGGTTTTATTGATTCGCGCCTTTTGTACGTTCTTCATGATTCCACGTCCCGCCGTATTAAGGCAAGCCATAGAGCAACCTTTACTTGCCCAGTGGCAAGTGTTGAAGCCAGAAAGCTTTGAAGGTGCGAGATGGATACCATAAGTGACATAGCCATGAGCTAATCCCTTGATAGTCTTGCTATTACCAGAATTGAGTAATTTCATGATAGATTTGCTATTGATTAAAAATTTACCACCAGCAAGAATAAAAAACTTTATCTCCCTCATTGATTGCATCCATCGCTTCGGAGATAAACTGGAGATCCTTTTCTTTTCTTGTTTTATCTTGGCTTGTATCACTGCCAAAGAAGAATCCTTGAGTTTTGGGCAGTGTCTCATTGACAATGCATTTTTTCAACTGCTTCAGATCCTCGGTAGTCAGCTCAACTTCGTTGCAGTTGAGATCATTGGCGGGTTTGCCCGTCTTGATATTCCAAAGACTTTCCATCCAACCTTGCAAAGCATTATGTTTGCGCCAGTAGGAAATTTCACACGACTCACCATTAGAGTCCCTTCGTTCTGCGTATTGGTCTAGTCCCATAACGCTGTCTATTCTTCACAAAAATGAACCCGCGCCAAGCTTTTTTTTTGATTTTTAATTATTTTAAATTTAGGGTTGACAGCCTAGCATTTTTTGATATGGGAAAAATCGTTGTAACTCACTGATTGATAGGGAGTTACGGCGGCGCGGGGGGCCGAGGCCCGTAACTCATTGATACTCAACGACTTACGAAGCTTTTTGTGTCAAGCAAAAAAAACCGCCCCCGTAGGGGCGGCTTGAGGTGAGGTTGCCTTGTTAGGCGGGGAGGGCGAGAGCCTTGTCCTCCTCGGTGATAATGGGTTGCGCCACCTTGTCAAAGATGGATTGCATCCGCATCGTGCGGTCGGAGAGCTTGGAAAGGTCGCTACCTTTCAGATTCTCGGTGATGGAATTGTAGAGAGTCCAGAGTGAACCGCCCTTGAACTCCTCATGGCGAGGGTTGCGGAATTCCTCAACGGCCTTGTAAATGTCACGGGCAGGGAAAGCCTTGGCATCCACAAGCTGAACAATCAAGTCGGAAGCCGACTCGACTTCGGTCTGCTGGTACGACTCAATCCTTTTGGACATATCAGCCCAGTGGTCCTTGACCTTAGCCACGGCAGAGGAAAGGACGCGAGGCAGGTCAGACAGAATGTGAGTAGTGTGGCGACGAGCCAATTTGACATCCGAAGAGAAGCAAAGATTCTCACAGACCATCATTTGATTGCCAGCCGCGATGGAAGCCGCAAAGGACTTGTCATGAGCATTGCGAAGACCCAAGACGATCTTGCGATCCTCTCCAGTGATATCTTGACCTTTAAGGGCGAACCCTCCAAAGTACCGCAGACCACCACGCGCAAGGGCGTGTTCCTCTTCGGTCACTTCGAAACCAGCGCGGTTAATGGCCTCGCGGGTCATGTCCACCAGTTGGCGGTGTGGGATTGGAGTGTGGCTACTGGTAGCTTCAGGGGTTTGAACTCCAGTCAGGGCTTCAGCGTCAATTTTGTTTTTTGCGTAGATAAGCATAACGGCAGGAGTATGATCTAAAAAAACACTTTAGGCAACAACTAATTGAACAAAAATGAAAATATTTTGAAGATTACCGCGCCCATCAAAAGAGCGCTACCGAGAACCATAAGGGTGAACACGACATTTTCGAAGAATACTCGATCTTGATTTTTCATATCAAATAAGATTGTCGCATCAAAAGAATGCAGGTCAAATAAAAAACCACAAATAACCGCATTAAACACAAATAAGCCAAATAAAGGCTTGACAAGCTTCTGTTCATAACCTCTTGAGGTTCAGTCACTTACAAAGTAAGAAAAACGCTGTAAGTCATTGATACTCAACGAGTTACGGCGAACCGCCCCGCCGCGAGCCGTAACTCACTTATACTCAACGACTTACGAGGTTTTTTTTGTCAAGATAATTCTTTATTTTTTTTTGTTTTAAATTTCCCCTTTCCAAAGCGCAAGCTCCCAAGCTCTTCGCCGCTCTAACCCTTTACGTACCTTTCCCGCAGCCCTCCTGTATAAAGGCAAGATTTTTTCAACGCTTTTATAGTTGCCAGAGTTTAGGCGATCTTTTCCATTCACAAGCTTCCTGAGATTTGTCATGCCGCAATTGAAGGCGAAAGAAGTCAAAGCATTTAGTTGATTATCTGAAAGCTTCACTTGAACTTCCTCGCGCACTTTACCTTTAACCTTATTGACTTCCTTCAAGAGTAAGGATCTTGCTTCCTTCTCACTTATCCAACCTTTTCGGAGTGCGCTTTTGTCAGTGCATCCGTAGCCTATTGTGCGGACTCCTGCGCAACAGTAGTACGGGCGAGGTTTGAAGCCTTCGAAGTGAACGAGACCCTTCTCTAGTTCCTTGTCCCAATTATGATGTTTCACTAATGGAAAGACCAGAAGGGGGCGGTCTGCCACATTGTGAGTGATGATGAAGGCGGTTTGCCCTTGACATCCAAAGAATACCAAGAGCGTGAAGATTGCTGCTAGAGTAAGAATGAAAGTTTTCATGACCTTGAAGCTTCTCGGATTTTTTGAATCATACGCGCCGCATCAGCGCGGGAGATATTAGCGGAAGACCAGAAGTACGGCGCAACTTTGACCGTTGCGATTGGCTCAAAGCATTGCTGCTGCTTTGGGTAGACCGCGAGGCGAATATTCTCGTTTTCATAGACCTTAGAGAGGCCCTGTCGTGTGACTGTGTAGTTTTTGGACATGAAGGGATTTTACTGGAATTTCTTGAGTAGAACAAGTTTTTTTTGCATCTTTTTTTAATTATATCGGAGTTCCTAATGCTCTCTCAGACACCAGTGGGAATCTTTCTACCCACCCAACGGAAGTCATCCGTAGTTAACATGATCACATTGGTGACTAACCCAACTTCACTCATGCGGCAAGTTCACCCAAGCAGAACTTGGGACTTATGATGTCTGAGAAAGCACTCGACCCTCTATAATTATATTTGAGTTCCTAAAGGTATTCTTTGACGTAACTACGAGCATCGTCAAGATGTTCTGCATCGTCGAGCTCGTTAAGAATTGCTGCCTTAATCTTCTCAATCATTTCAGGAAGATCAGACTTACTGAACTCTAGATGCTCAATCCCCTCGCAGTAGTCGAGGATAATGTTTTGGATCTTATCTGTGTTGGGCATGGGCGTAGTATAAAGGAAAGCCTTAAAAAAGAAAAGCTTTTTCTGCATCTTTTTTTCTTTTTTTTTCTTAGAAAAAGGCTTGACTCTCCTCTTGTTTACTATAAAGAAAAATTCTTTGTAAGTCGTTGATACTCAATGAGTTACGGCGGCGCGGGGGGCCGAGGCCCGTAACTCGTTGTCGTTCAGTGAGTTACAGCGTTTTTATTTTTTATTGTTTTTTTATGGTGAAAGGCTTGACATTATCGCGATTCTGTCAGAAAATGAGGTGACACCCTGAACCCAAGTAGACTGGAGCAAGAGAAAACCCGCCAGTCTCCGAGGAGACCGACGGGCCACACACACTAGACACACACTAGAAAACAGATTTTGCCAAGTTGATAGCAGTTGAAATTTTCCCTTTTACTTTGGTGATTCCCGCAACGTGCAAGGTGCGGAACTTGACTGCGCCGCCATCGTCGAGATCTTGAACCTCGCCTTGAATGTAGCGGTACCCGCTGCTTTCTGCGAAACCGATCCGATCAATTTTTTTGATGACGAGATTTCTCACGCCATCTTTTTTGACGGATGAAGGGTTTTCGTTGTAGTAAGTCACGACACGATTTGTGACCTTGCGACGAAGCTCTTCCTCTGGAAGGCAGTAGAAAGAACTGTCGAATTTGCGGGAGATGTTTTTGTTGGTAGTGTTGGTAGTGTTGTTTTTCATAGCGAGAGTATTTTGGTCTAGATTTCGGTTTAGGTCAAGATTTATTTTCCATAGACGAAGCGAAGTTCTTTACTCCACTTCTCGACCATTTTAGCTTCATGGCCGTTAGGCTTCTTGATGGCAGCGGGAAGCCATTTGTTGATCATGCGCTTGAGCTTGCGCTCCCTAAGCCACTCGCCCAAGTGAATGCCGATAGCAAAAGGAAAAGTGATGATGATGATGGCCTTGTTGATGAGGGTCTGGTTTTTGAAGTTCATGGTGTTAGCTTAGTGTTTTTTGGTTAGTTGTAAAGATTTATTTTGATTTTTTAAAGACTACCTTGCCAGCTTCTGCGGTGGCTGTCCAGTCGATAGGGTTTGCCTCGCGCTTCTCTTGGCACTCGTCGTTCCACTTGGCTTGACTGGCTCTTGCGGCTTGAAGTCTCTTGTAGTGGCTGCTTGTCTTGGTTGCTTTCATGTGAGTAGTATAGATTAAAAAGTGATTTTAAAAAAGCTTTTTTTGGTATTATTTTTGAGTTGTCATACACCCCCCCGATTAATTTAAAAAACACTTGACACGATACCGCGCAAAGCGGCGGGGGGAGTCTTTCTTCAAAAACTAAACAATAAAATTATCATAGTTGTGCGTTGGTTGGGAAAAAATGGCGGGGTAATTTTGGTGGAACTGAATCTCCATCAAAAACCAATAATAAAAAAATAAAACTAATAAGCCGCGAATATAATATAGAAAAGTGTAACATAGAGTATGACATATCGGAATATGGTGGTGAAGGTGGATGCAGGTAGTCCAATCTTGGGAACAAGAGTGGGTGTAGATTTTTCCACTAAAAATGAAGTAAAAAGACAATTGGCCGCGAATATCGACGCTGATGATCAGTTGCGGTTTAATGGTGATGTTGATTGTAAGATAACGGTGGATTTTTTATTGAGGAGTGATGCTGGTAGTTATGAGGGGTTGTATCATTTGTTTGATAACTATCATGGTACTGGAGCTAGTGGGATGATTTTAGATGTTGGGGGTAATGAATATAGTGGTTGTTTTATTGATGATTTTAGTTTGACGGTTAAACCTTTTGAGCCTGTGGTTGGAAGCGCTTCGTTTAGTTGTTATAGTCCTAGTACTACAGCTTTAGCTGGGATAGATGATAGTTCAGTAAATGATGATTTAGATACCCAAAATATAATCTATGGTCACGATTGCACCTTGACTAATGCTGGTAGTGTTGTGGCCGCGAATATAATTGATAATTTAACATATAATAAAACATACTCCAGAACCCCCGTTTATACGTTGGGTTCGCAGCAAGCGACTAGTCATTTAGTGGATGGGGTAGAAGTGGAGATGAATGTGCAGTCTACAGGGTTGAATGAGTTGATTGATTTTAGCGGTAGTAAATTAACCAGTATATTTGGGGTTGCATTGCAAGACTCTTCTAGTGTTGGGGTGAGTTATGATAGTACTGATTTTGATTTAATAGTGAATGCTGGGGCGCATGTGGTATCGGAAGGTTACTCTATGGATGGAGGCGGGACACTAGTGACGAAAGCAACAATAAAGGAAGTGATTTTGTAATAATAGGTGTATATATAAGATACATATGGCCCGAAAAAAGGTTGCTACGCAAAAGGAGGTTCCGTTTCGATTGTCAGCGGATTTTGAGAGATCAATAAAGTTTAATAAAAAGAATTTTAGATTCAGCCCCAAACAAAAAAGGTTTTTAGATCTTATACTAAAAGAGGATACAAAGATTATTTTTGTTTCTGGCCCTGCGGGAAGCTCAAAGACTTACATGTCTTTGTATGGAATGCTAAAATTAATGGAGGAGGACTTCTCTAAAGATATTTTGTATGTACGAAGTATTGCAGAAAGTGCAGATAGGGGGTTGGGG